AATGGAAAATCAAGATCAAGAAAGAGTATTTTCTCCTGAAGAATTAGCAAGAAAAAAAGAAGAGATGAAACAGTTTTATGAGGATTCTCTACCTTATCTAAAAGCACAGCATGATTATGAAGAACTTTTAATGAAGATTGATGAAGCAAGATTTAAAAGAACTAGTCTTCAAATGCAGTATGCTATGATGATGAATCAAATGGAAGGTGCATTAAAAGATGAAGATGATATGCCTATTCCAGAACCAGATTCAATGCCTGATGCTGATGCTCCTGTAAGAAAACTTAAAAAACAGTAGTATGGCTCTAGTAAATCAAGTACAGAAAAAAGTAATAATGTCAAAGAAAGACGTTATTAAATATCAAATTTTGACACATTGTTATATTAATCATATAACACTAAGTGATTCAGATTTTGAGTGCTTGACTTTGCTTAGTACAATTGGGCCAATTGAATTATCAAGTTTTTGTTTTGAAGCTTCTGATGAACATGCAATTTTTAAATCAGAACAAACAGTTAGAAACTGTATAAATAAATGTGAGAAAAGTGCATTAGTAAAAAAGGATCCAAAAAATAAAAAGATTGTCATGATAAATCCCAATTTACAAATTCAAACGGAAGGAAATATTTTGTTAGATTATAAATTTTTAGGTAAATGATTCCAAAAAAATCTAATCAATTATACAAAGAATTAGCAGAAGAAATAAATGTTCCTGTAGAACTTGTAGAAGATTTAATACAATCATACTATAATAAGATTAGAAATAATTTAACTGGATTAACACATCCAAGAATTAATGTTGAAGGATTAGGTCAATTTGTAGCAAGGCCAGGTTTAGTAAAAAAGTCTATTCAACGGTATAAAAAAGCTTTAGATTCTCATGATACTTCAACCTTTAAAGCATACTATAATAAAAAAATGCTAGAAGATAAAGTGGAGTGTCTTGAGAATCTAGAGAAAATAATAGATGAACAAGAACTAAAAAAACAAAAATTTAAACAGGACAAATATGAAAGCAAGTCTAAAGGAGATTTGGAAGAACCGAAAACAGATAATTGAAGGTATAACAAATTCAATGATAAGAAGTGAATTTGTAGAACATATATCTAAACTTAGAATGGATATATGTAATAGCTGTGATGATAAAGATACTACAGGTGATAAGTGTGTAGTTGCTGGATCTAAACCTTGTTGTTCATTATGCGGTTGTTCTTTAGCATTCAAAACAAGAGCATTGTCTTCTGATTGTCCGGCAGATAAATGGAAAGCAATAATTTCTGAAGAAGAAGAAGATGAATTAGATAAGTTATGAGTATATTTTTTAATGCACAAGATCATAGTTACAAGAGTTTAGATATTGAACAAGATATTGTTTGGTATAGTGTAACTACAGTAGTATCCTCTTTAAAGAAACCTTTTGATGCTAAAAAGACAGCACTGAAAGTTTCTAAAAAACAAGGGTCAAAGTGGTTTGGGGTTGATCCCCAAATTATTCAAGAAATCTGGTCAAATGAAGCTAAGAGAGCTACAGACTTAGGAACTTGGTATCATAATCAAAGAGAAGATGATTTATGTTCTTTAGCTTCAATAGAAAGAGAAGGAGTTACAGTACCTATATTTAAACCATTACCATTAAAAGATGGAATAAAGTATGCACCAAATCAAAAACTTGATCCAGGTGTATATCCTGAACATATGGTTTATCTTAAGTCTGCAGGTATATGTGGTCAGTCAGATTTAGTAGAGGTAGTAAATGGAAGAGTAAACATAATTGATTATAAGACAAATAAAGAAATTAAAACAGAGTCATTTAAAGATTGGGAAGGAATATCAGAGAAAATGCTTAATCCAGTTTCTCATCTAGATGACTGTAATTTTAATCATTATGCATTACAGCTTAGTATTTATATGTATATTATATTAAAGCATAATCCTAAATTGTTGCCAGGTAATATATACATACATCATATTATTTTTGAGACAGAAGGTAAAGATAATTGGGGATATCCTATTGCAAAGAAAGATATTAATGGAGACCCAATTGTAAAAGAAGTAAATCCAATACCAGTTCCATATTTATATGATGAAGTCATAGCTGTTATTAATCATATTAAAGAAAGTTCTACCTTTATTAAAAAGAAGTAATATGTTTGCAAAATTATTTGATATTCAAAATGGTATTGTTGTTCCAACAGAACATTGCTATACATTAAAAGCTTTAAAAGATGTAATGGAGGAATATCCTGATGAGTATTTAAAAATTTATCTTTATTTATTTTATATGTGCTGTCCTAATCCGGATATGAATCCTTTTTTCTTTACACCGGAGCAAGATAAAGAACATTTAATACTAAAAGAAATTGACGGAGATTTTTCTACAGAGGATGACACAATCTTTACAGCACTCAGATTCTGTGAGAAAATGTATGAAACTCCTACATCCAGAGCTTATAAAGGTATTGCATCTATGTTAGATAGATTAGCTAGATACATGGAAACAACACAGATTACTGCAGGTAGAGATGGAAATATAAACTCTCTTATTGCTGCTGCTAAAAACTATGAAGCAATTAGGCAATCTTTTAAAGGAGCCTATAAGGATCTTCAAGAAGAGCAGTCAAGTAAAGTAAGAGGTGGACAAGGACTAGCATATGACATGTAATGAGTGAAATTTATCAAGACATACCAACCTATGACAATGGAGAATGGACAACAACCAGTTTTGAATCAAGAGAAGAATTCAAAGACTATATCCTCAACAACATTTTTAAGTTACCAGGAAAGTACAATTTCAATTCAACTACCAATGAAATATTTATTTCAGAGTCAGTTAAATTCAAAAAAAATGGAGTATACTGTACAGCTCCCTTTAAATCAAAAGACTACATAAACTATTGGGATGACCAAAAGCTTAAATGTCGAAAAGGTATACTAATAAAAGAAGGAGATAACTCATGGTATGTATGTAGAGAATACTACATGTGGTTAAACTTTTTACCAATCTTTGACAAGGAACAACAAAAATTTGATTTTGCTAAAATCCGGGATGCCCAATATCACATGGCTTTGTATGAGTTATTAGCAGAATTAAGTTATAAACATTCTGCTATTCTAAAGAAACGTCAGATAGCTTCATCTTACTTTCACATGGGTAAATTTATAAACCAACAGTGGTTTGAAGCAGGGGTTACATTAAAAATTGGAGCAAGTCTTAAAGACTATATAAATGAAAAAGGCTCTTGGAAATTCTTACAAGAATATGCAGCATTTCTAAATGAGCATACTGCATGGTACCGCCCTATGTCTCCAGACAAGGTTATGATGTGGCAACAGAAGATTGAGGTAAGAAAAGGGGATAGAAAGAATGAAGTGGGTCTTAAAGGTACTATACAAGGTATGTCATTTGAAAAAGATCCTACTAATGGTGTCGGTGGTCCAGTTAAATACTTCTTTCATGAAGAAGCTGGTATTGCTCCTAAGATGGATCAGACATATGAGTACATGCGCCCGGCCATGAGATCTGGCTTGATAACTACAGGAATGTTTATTGCTGCTGGATCTGTTGGAGATTTAGGACAGTGTCTTCCATTAAAAGATATGATCCTAAATCCAACAGCTAAAGATATATATGCTGTAGAAACAGATCTTATAGATGATAAAGGTACTGTAGGTCTTTCAGGTTTATTTATTCCAGAGCAATGGTCAATGCCACCATACATAGATGAGTATGGTAATTCACTTGTAGAAGAGGCATTAGAAGCATTAAATGATCAGTTTAAAAAATGGAAAGATGAACTTGCTCCTGAAGAATATCAATTAAGAATTTCACAGCATCCAAGAAATATTCATGAAGCATTTGCTAATAGAACAGTATCTGTTTTTCCAACACATTTATTGGCAGCTCAACAAAGAAGAATAGAAGAAAAGGAATATGGTTTTGAATACCTAGATATGACCACAGATGAAAATGGAAAACCATCTGTAAAGCAAAGTAATAAAAGACCAATTATGGAATTCCCAATAAATAAAAAGACTGAAGATAAAACAGGATGTCTTGTAGTATGGGAAAGACCAATTGAAAATCCATCTTTTGGAACTTACTATGCTTCTATTGACCCCGTTTCTGAAGGTAAAACAACAACTTCAGAATCATTATGTTCTATCTATGTAATGAAGTCTCCGGTTGAAGTAACCAAAGCAAGTAGTGGTGAAACGGAAACATATGTAGAACAAGGCAAAATAGTAGCAGCTTGGTGTGGTAGATATGATGATATAAATAAAACACATCAGATGCTGGAACTAATTATAGAATGGTATAATGCATGGGCACTTGTAGAAAATAATATATCACTCTTTATACAGTATATGATATCCAGAAGAAAACAAAGATATCTAGTACCCAAAAATCAAATCTTATTTTTAAAAGATTTAGGTGCTAATAATAATGTATATCAAGAGTATGGATGGAAAAATACAGGAACATTATTTAAGTCACACCTATTAAGTTATGCAATTGAATTTACAAAAGAAGAGTTAGATGTAGAAACTAAACCTGACGGTACAATTGTTAAAACTAAATATGGTATTGAAAGAATTCCAGATCCAATGCTGATAAAAGAAATGCAAGAATATGCAGATGGAGTCAATGTGGATAGATTAGTATCATTTGCTGCATTAGTATCCTTTATGAAAATTCAAGAGTCAAATAGAGGATATTTAAAAAGATATGTTACTGATGACACATCTAAAAACTTGCAAAAGTCAGAAAATTTGTTTAAATTAAATAAGAGTCCTTTCCGTAATATTGGAAAGAACGGATCTTTTAGTGCCCATAGCATTAAAAGATCAGCATTCAAAAATATTAAATAAAAGCTATGCATGTATATAACGCAATGCAATTAAAGAAGGGGGCTAAGGTTGAACACAACAGATTAGGCAGTGTTACTCAACCATTACAATTCCTTCCTAAAAAAGAAAAAGATGACCAATGGGCTGCATGGAATTTAGATTGGCTTGAGTGGCAAGGTCTAAGACAGATAAGAAGAAATGCCCGCAGATTTATGAAAAACTATAAACTTGCAAAGGGTATAATTGATAGGAGTGATTATATAATTGAAGAAGATAATGAGTACAGGGATATTATAGAAATACTTACTAAAGAGGATTCATCTGCATTAGAACTAAAGTTTTATCCAATTATTCCAAATGTTATTAATGTTTTAGTAGCTGAATTTGCTAAGAGATCAACTAAACTTGCATATAGAGCAGTTGATGATATTTCATATAATGAAATGCTTGAGCAAAAAAGGGCCATGATAGAAGAAACATTAATGGCTGATGCACAAACTAAAATTATAGCAGCTTTAATTGAACAGGGTCTTGATCCTAATTCTCAAGAAGCACAAGCACAAATTGCTCCTGAAAAAATTAAATCATTACCTGAAATTGAAAAGTTTTTTCAAAAAGATTATAGATCTGTTATTGAACAATGGGCAACTCATCAACACAAAGTAGATGTTGAGAGATTTAGAATGGATGAACTTGAGGAAAGAGGATTCAGAGATATGCTTATTACAGATAGAGAGTTCTGGCACTTTAGAATGATGGAGGATGACTATGAAGTAGAATTATGGAATCCAGTTCTTACATTCTATCATAAGTCACCAGATTCACGATATATTTCACAAGCAAATTGGGTAGGTAAAACAGAAATGTTTACACCTTCAGATGTAGTAGATAAGTTTGGATACTTAATGGATGAAGATCAATTAGAGGCTCTTGAAGCAATATATCCTATTAGATCTGCTGCATATAACATTGGAGGTTTACAAAATGATGGTAGTTTTTATGATGGAACTAAATCACATGACTGGAATGTTAACATGCCTTCATTATCATATAGACAATACACCTCATTTATGGGAGGTAATATCTTAGATGGCTCTGATATTATTACTCAGATACTTGCTGAAGGTGAAGATTATTATGATCAAGGAACAGCTTATCTACTTAGGGTAAGTACTGTTTATTGGAAGTCACAAAAAAAAGTAGGCCATTTAACTAAGATATCTGAAACAGGAGAAGTCTTAACTGAAATAATTAGTGAAGATTATGAAGTTTCAGATAAACCAATATATGATACTAGACTCTTTAAAAATAAAACTAAGGATAACTTAGTATATGGAGAGCATATAGATTGGATCTGGATTAATGAAGTTTGGGGTGGTGTAAAGATTGGACCAAATATTCCTTCATTTTGGGGTATGAATAATCCAGGAGGATTTTCTCCTATTTATATTGGTATAGATAAACATAAAATAGGTCCTTTAAGATTTCAATTTAAAGGTGATAATAGTTTATATGGATGTAAACTTCCAGTAGAAGGCTCAGTATTCTCAGATAGGAATACACGTTCTACAGCATTACTTGATTTAATGAAGCCATACCAGATTGGTTATAACATTGTAAATAATCAAATTGCTGATATCTTAGTGGACGAGTTAGGTACTATCATTATGCTTGATCAAAATACTTTACCTAGACACTCATTAGGAGAAGATTGGGGGAAAGGAAATTATGCTAAAGCATATATGGCAATGAAGAATTTCCAGATGTTACCATTGGATACTTCTATTACAAATACAGAAAATGCATTAAACTTTCAGCATTTCCAAAAACTAGATCTATCTCAGACAGAAAGATTAATGTCTAGAATTCAATTGGCAAATCACTTTAAACAGCAGGCATATGAAGTTATAGGTGTTAATCCACAAAGAATGGGTCAACAGTTATCTCAGATGACTGCAACTGGTGTAGAACAAGCTGCAGCGGCATCATATGCACAGACTGAAATATTCTTTATACAGCATTGTGATTATCTAATGCCAAGAGTACATCAAATGAGAACAGACTTGGCTCAACATTATCATTCTACTAAACCATCTACAAGATTGACATATATCACTGAAGCAGATGAAAAAGTAAATTTCCAAATAAATGGCACAGATCTTTTAATGAGAGATCTAAATATTTTCTGTAGTACAACTGCAAATCACCGTGCTATTCTTGAGCAGTTAAAACAAATGGCTTTACAGAATAATACTACAGGAGCTTCAATTTATGATCTTGGTAAACTTATTCAATCTGATTCAATTGCTGAAGTAAATACAGTTTTTAAAATGTCTGAGAAAAAGATACAAGATCAGAAACAGCAAGAAATGCAACAACAGCAAGAAATGCAAACTGAAAATCTTAAGTCTCAAGAAAAACAAAAACAGATGGATATTGATGCAGCTGCTGCTAGAGATGATAAGATGATTCAGAAAGATATCACAGTAGCTGAAATTAGAGCTGCTGGTTATGGATCAATGGCAGATGTTAATCAAAACCAAATGTCAGACTTTAGAGATGCTATGCAAGAAATCAGAGCTACTGAACAATATCAAGCTCAAACTGATATTCAAAGACAAAAGCAAAGTGATGATATGGTAAGACATTCACAAAAGATGGATATTGAACAAAAGAAAATTCAAGCTCAACAAGATATTGCAAATAAACAATTAGAAATAGCAAGAGTTAATAAAAACAAATATGATGTTAAATCTTCTGATAAAAAGAAAAAATAGGTTTAGCTATATAGTGCAAAAA